GGATCTTTCTTTTCGAGTTAAAAAGGTTCGACCAGACTTTTATAAAACGGAGAGGGTGCCGGTGAGAGTTAGCTTGGGGTGCCATGTTGAGGGTTTGACAATGCCTGTACCTGATTTAGGGCATTCACCTTCACAGTTGGCTGGAATGGTTAAAAGGGTGGCTGCTGATATGCCACCAATAAATCAGGTCAAATTCCGAAAATTTAAACGTTTTGTTAAGCGGTTTCGTGAGAGATATTTGAAGGATTTGGTTTTCGACGAATTGGAAATGTTCGATTTCGACGAGTGGTTGGAGAATGCACCATATAAGCAATCTCGAAAAGATGAGCTTCGTTTGGCTTGGGAGAAGTCAAAAATTCAGGAGGTGGATTTGCGAGTTAAAGCGTTCACCAAGGATGAAAATTATCCTGAATTTAAGCATTTGAGAGGAATTTATTCCCGCTCTGACGATTATAAAGTTCGGGTGGGGCGTTTTTTCAAAAAGTTTGGTGATAAACTTTTTGCTACTAAGTGGTTCATTAAGAAGACACCTGTGAATGAGAGACCAGATTTTTTACTAGATAGATTGGGTGGATATTCCAAGATATTTTGTACTGATTTCTCTCAGTTCGAGGCGACCTTCGTTCGTCAACTCTTGTCCGTTGAGTTGGATATGTATAGGTGGAGTTTGCAAAACAACCCTAATCAAAAGCATTTCGTGGATTTGATAGCGCATCAGCTTGAGGTTAATCATATTAGCTTCAAGAATTTTGATGTGAAGTTGAATGCGAAACGCATGAGTGGCGAAATGAATACATCGTGTGGAAATGGTATGATGAATATGCTTATGACCTTCTTTATTTTGGAAGATATCGGCAATGATATCGAGAAGGTTATGGGTGTTTTTGAGGGTGATGATGGTATAGTCGGTTGTCAAGTTTTACCAACTGTCGAAGACTATTTAGATTTGGGGGCTAGGATAAAGATTGAGTTGCCTCTTGGCATTCACACAGCTAGTTTTTGTGGTAACGTGTTTGATCCGGTTGCGAAACATAATGTGACTAACCCTATGGGAGCGTCCGTGTGTTTCGGCTGGACTAATTCGAGTTACCTTCAAGCTACTGATGTTGTCAAGAAGAAACTGTTACGAGTGAAAGCAATGTCACTCCTGTCTGAATTTCCTGGTTGCCCGATTCTTGCCAGTCTAGCCCGATACGGAATTAGAGTTACCCGTAAAGTGAAGATAACTCAGGATTTTATTGATAGGAACTATACAGACTCATATACCAGAGAGAGATATTTTGATGTTTTCAACACCTTTGATAGAGATGAACGGAAATTGACTTCCGTTAAGGTGCATGAAAACAGTCGCGATTTGGTGGCCTTGTTGTACGGTATTTCGGTCGAACAACAATTGGCAATGGAGGAGTATTTGGATGGCCTAGACGAAATTCGGCCTTTGCAAGGTTTTACAAGTTTGCCGTACCACAAGGATTGGTATGTATATGATAGAGATTATTCAGTAGAGATAAACACCTGTCGTGATTATGTCAGATATGATAAGTGTGGTTTTACCACAATCTGTTACAGAGCACCAGGTGATGTATTTTATTGCAACCATTAACAATTGTCAGGGAGCGTTTGCTGCCCACAGGTCTTTTGTTAGTGGTCGCACTGTTTTTATTTTTAATACCGTCCTTCTTTTAAGCGAAAATGTACCCGGTGGTGAGGGTCAGGCTGAAAACGAGTATAGCGTTTCTACCAAAAACTATACAATGGAGGTGAAAGTTCGTCGAGCAGAGAGAGCCCTTGAAAGGCTAAAGCAAAGAACGGGGATGACGGAAACTGGTAAGAAGTGGCTTACCATAGCCGTTGATCCTTTCCATGACACACAAATAGACTTAGTTGGATATCCGGATGGTGAACTTGGTTCTAGCGTAATTCAATGTTTTAAAAGTAGCATTAATTTAGTTAGACCGACTTCAGTTCCTGAAGGTGACAATTGGGATTGTTTGATAATGATTGATGATTTATTAACTCATACGCCTATGCAAGTTGCACAGGTTAAGAATGTGTTGGTTGGCCCTGCGACAGTAGCGCCAACCGTAACTGGTCAACTTGGTGGCGTCAGCATTGCACGAGGTGCAGTTGGCGCCGTCTTGATAAACAGAAATACACTTGATGCGCAACCTACGGAATTCAGTAATTTGGATATTCCTGATAATTATTTTTCCGACAGGATGCGTTGCATTTCAGCTGGTTTTGAGGTACATAATACTACTTCAGAATTGTACAAACAGGGGTCTGTTGCATGTTTTGCACAACCCTTGAATAGCCGTGAGGCTGCTGTGACCATGA